TGTCCGAGCAGGAATGGTTTACGACATGGGCCGAGTCCCGTTGTGACCGTCTGTTTGGTGCCTTTAGGAAGGAACTGGGGATTTTCCCCCACCCGTGGAGCAAGGACTTCGCGGAGCATCGGTTGGAACGCCTAATCGGAACGCTGGACACGCCCGGACTTGATCCTGTCAGGGCTGTTAGCGAAGAAGAGGTGGCGAAGACGTTTGCGGAATACCTGTGCAAGAAGGCACTTGGCGTCTCTAACGAGGCGAAGCGCTGTAAAGCGCTTTCCGCTGCTCTTACCCGACTGTGTTCTCCCGCGGATCCCCGTGAAGAGTGGCCGGAAATGGCGGACTGGTTAGTGAAGGTCTCGGAGGCCGTATTTGATCGCACGTGTAGCGTCGACAGAATAGCGCCAGAGGTCCGGGAGGGAGCCTGTTTGGAGAATTCCAAGGGCGACGGAGGGAAGAGGGGTTGGATGCTTAATAACCCTGTAGACTTCTCTTCTGTTGGTCCGTTTGAGGATTTCGACCATAAGGCTCTCCCTGCATACTCGAAGGTGAAGATCTGTCCGATTGACTCGCGTGGTAAGGTCAGAGTCGTGACGGTGAGCTCGGTGGGTTCGTCTAGGTACGAACATCTCAATCCGTGGATGGCTTCTTGCGTCCGCCGATGTGCCTGGTCTATCTTCGGCGTAGAACCCGAAGTGTGGGCGCAACAGAGCGAGATGTTCAACAGGCCCGGATGGTTCCTATCGGGTGATCTTGAAGCGGCAACGGATAACTTCCGGACTGAGGCCTTCGAAACGGTGTTCGAGGTGGTCGCAAGAAAATGGGGACTGTCGGAGGAGGAAAGATCTGAGATCTACGGATGTACGACCCGCGCAAATTTTGTGGACTCTGCAGACGATCGTGTCTCGGTCCATTGTCAGCGTAGGGGGCAGCTGATGGGATCTCTCTACTCTTTTCCGGTACTCTGTGTAGTCTCCTTCGCGATCGCAACGTTCTCCCAACGGCACGGAGCGGAACTGTCTTCAGGAAAGCGGATCCGAGAGTTCAGTGGATGCGGAATCAATGGCGACGATTTGATTATGAAGGACCGACCCGAGCATGTTCTGGCTTGGGCTAAATCGGTCAAAATCGTCGGCGGCGTTCCCTCTACTGGTAAGTCTCTCTTAAATCCCGAGTACTGGACGGTGAACTCCAAGCTATTCCGGGGTAATCGGTACCTCAATGTCCCAAGGTTGACGATGCTTATTCAATCGCAGTCTAAGAAGGATGCGTCGGCTTGCTGGAAGGCGAGCAGCGAGGCGCTTTTCTGGAC